CTTAAATGGATGGTTAATTCCACAACCAAAATAGTTCAAGATCTGGTTATTAAGCCGGAGGTTTGGACCGATTTGGACCTAGAAAATTATCTTTTAGAAATTGAAAAGGCGGTTCATAAGGTGTTTACAGCTCTTATTCAAACCAGTAATGGTAAGATTTTTAAAATTGAAAGAGTAGGAATTATGAAGAGCGGGTGGGTAGGAACTATATTCTTCAATTCCGTGCCTCAGTTTGAACTTGATGTTCTTACTTATATCAGGCTCGGTTATACAGATGATAAAATAATCAGTATAATGGAACGCAGTGGTTATGGAGGTGATGACTCCTTTTCAGCGGTCCCTGATGATTTTGAACCCGAGGTTTTTGTCAAGATGATGTCAACTCTAGGAGTTGATATAAAAACTTGGAACCTTAAGGATGCCGGTGAAGGCATCGAATATTTTAGCAACGAGCTGGTTTTAAATCAGGGCATCGTTGAGTTTCACCCTGTCAGATTCACAAAGCATGTTTATTCCTTGCGGATGGTCAAATTAGAGAATATGGCCGCGGCCCTTATGAGCCACATGACAAATTATGCCTTTGATAAAAGGTATCACGTTTTTAGGAAGATCTATGATCAACTTTTACGTGAGCACCCGGATTTGGTACTCCCCAATGCTGTGTTTGAGAAGCGAGTTCTCCAAATGCGGCTGAAGGGAGCTGAATCGGTTTGGTAGTTTATACTACATGTCCATGTTTCATTTTCACAACTCAGTAAAGAGGATAAAATCAAAATGCATATTTATATGAGGTAGGATAGGGGGGTAAAGTAGTTCAAAATTCCGCTTTACGATCCTTTCTCCAATTATTTGGGTGAGGGTTATTCAGACGGTAAATTTCAGGACTCAGTTCCCAACGGTAAGTCAATTCCCGTCGACGCTTTAGATAACGTCGGCAGGAACCACGATACTGACTCTTATTTCTTTAAGCATAAGCTTACGGATAAGAGTATCGAGCGTATAGACGCCGAATTTATTAGAGACGCCCTTTTAACGTTTGACGTAAGAGCGCCTTTGTATAGTACATTAGTAGGTACAAATTATATTAGACGACCCGTTTTGGACGTTATGGACCAGTTGGGCAAGTTGAGTGAGTTTTTCACTCCCCAGGAGATTGATGACAACGAGCAGAAGCATGAGATGTTTCTTCCCGAAATCAGAAAAGACACTGGTAAGCAGATTCAAACTGCTAAGGACAAATTGGACGCTATGATGGAGACTAAACGGCTTACAGCTGAAGCTCATAAGAAAGCTTTGGCCAAAGCCGCACTTTTAGCCCCCAAGCCACCTGTTTACGATCCTTATAAACCTTCCGGTAAAATGGGGGCTCTCAGCCCCCAAATGTTCGCCAGACTCAAAGAAGAGAATGGCCAATATAACCCTTACAACGTCCCCCTTAATGGTGGGTTAAATTTTTCAAGAAAGAAAAAGAAGAAAAAATTATATTATTCATAAAATGGCTAAAACTCCGAATTCAGTGCTTAAACGTTTTGCAAACAAAGTTGCGCGAAAGGTCAAAGCCAAACGAGTTATTACCCAAGCCCGTCCCTCCGCATCGAAACCTTTCGGTGCGCTCAGCACAATCACTACTGCTCCAGTTGCTATCGGCAATTCTGTTAGAGGTTCTCAGACAATGTCTGTGCCGACCGTGAACGGGCAGATGTGTAAAGGCAGGGATTTTGCTTTCGGACCCACTGGCACTGGTACTGTTACTACGTGGACTCTTTGTGGAGGCACGCCTTTAACACCCGCTGCTTTCAGCGATAGCACTTTGCGTCAATATATGCAAATGTACCAAAAATTTCGTTGGAAGTCCGTTGTTGCACATTACATCACTTCATCCCCCACCACTTCTAGTGGTGATATTATGTTTTATTACGCTAAAAATCGTAATTCTGTATTTTTAAATCAAACTTCCACTCAGTTATTGCCGTTCGTTCTTTCGGATGGTGACACTGTTATCGGTCCTCAGTGGACCAACCATTCAGTCAATCTTAAATTGAAAGGCGTTTGGAAAAGCACTGATTATGGTATGAGTTCGGTTCTTGACGAC